TTCACTGTACAGTTGCGTAAGTCATATCCATATATGATGTCATCTATACCATACAGCTCAGGAGGTTCTGGAGTTGTTAAGTTGAGTATAGGTATGTACTATGAGTATGCTGAGTACACTCCGTTCAAGTTTGAGCAGAGAGTACAAGTCTCAGGAACCTGATATATAATATATACGGACTAATTTATTATGCCATTACCTGATATTGTTACGCCAACCTATGAGTTGGTCATACCTTCATCGAAGAAGAAATTAAAATATCGCCCTTTCCTTGTTAAAGAACAGAAAGTTCTAATCCTAGCATTAGAAGAGAACGACAGCGTTCAGATATTAGAAGCGATTAAAACCATATTTAAAAGTTGTATCATCACTAGGTTTAAGATGGATGACCTGTCTATCTTTGACGTTGAGTATATCTTTCTACAACTACGTGGTAGATCTATTCAAGAGACTATTGATGTGGAAGTACCATGTGATGATGACGAAAATGTCAAGGTTCCCGTGTCATTCCCCGTTGATGCTGTTAAGGTCAACTTCCCAGAAGGACATGAGTCTACAATTAAACTAACTGAAGACATTGTGGTACAGATGAAGTACCCTAACTTGGACTACTTTGCCAAGGTAAACTTTACAGAGGAAGAGACTGACCCTTACGAGTTGGTATCCTCATGTATTGATAGAGTATACAACAAAGGAGAAGATTGTGGATCATTTACAGCAGAAGAAGCTCATAGATGGTTGGAAACGCTTACTAACGACCAGTTTGAAAGTATCCAAAACTTCTTTGACACTATGCCTACTCTTAGGCATGAGCTTACAGTTACTAATCCTAACACAGGCACTAAAACGACTGCAGTTATCGAGGGATTAGTCAATTTTTTCGGATAGCCCTGTTCCAAGAAGGGTTAGCAAGGTTCTATCAAACGAATTTTGCCTTGGTGCAACACCATAAATATACCTTGAGTGACATAGAAAATATGATCCCTTGGGAGCGTGACATTTACGTCAATATGCTCTCCAAGTGGTTACAGGATGAGAGGGATCGTATAGAGAAAGAACGAAGATCACGATGAAGAAACGTGTCGCTGCTATGTTTGGTATTAAACTCTTACCTGTATCAGGTAAGATGGTTTCTACTGCCAAGAAAATGCTCGACACTGAGATGGAGTACATCGAGTATCTCAGAAATCGGAAGAAGATGTTCTTCATGACTCAGGTTCAGCAGACCCAAGTCACAGTTGTAAGTAAGAAAGCAAAAGAAGCAGAGAAGAAGGCAAAACAGAAGAAGAAAGGTAACCTCATTGGTGAGTTACTTAAGAGGAAATTAAAGAAGAAGTTTGGCAAGAAAAAGATGATGACTGCCAAGCAACGTAAGATGATGGTGAAGAAGAGAAATCCCATCGTCAAACTTAAACGTAAAGCAAAAGCAGCAGGAATGAAGACTGGTCGTAAGATCAATCGAGTCCTCAAGATAGACAAGGCTAAGAAGTTTATAAGCAACCAAGGTAAGAACATTGGTTCAAAGTTCAAGAAGGTAGGTAAGAATGTTGCATCAACAGCATTATCCAAAGGTAAGACAGCTGTATCAGCAGTCAAGAACAAAGCTGGTAATCTGGTTAACAAAGTAATACCGAAGTCAGCTAAGAAGAAAGTAGCACAGAAGTTAGTCAAGACTGCTACTAAGAAGGGACTGAAAAAAGCAGGAGCAAAGGTAGCAACTAAACTCGCTGCTAAGACAGCGGTGAAAGTGGGATTGAAGAAAATACCAGTCGTAGGGCTGATAGCAGGGCTCGGATTTGGTGTACAAAGATTACTGAAAGGTGATGTAGCTGGTGCCCTCATGGAGGCAGGATCAGGTATCGCATCTACAATACCAGGTCCAGGTACTGCTATATCAGCAGGAATAGATGCTGCCCTTATCGCTAAAGATGTCACGGGTATGAAAGACGGGGGTGAAGTTAGTTCACCTACAAGAGCACTGATAGCTGAAGGTGGCGAACCAGAACTTGTTGTACCACACTCTAAATTAGGTCCTGTATTCCGCAGTCTATTAAGTAAGGTTGGTAACATACTAACAGATGTCACTACGGGGTTCTTATCCACATTGCCCGTACCAACAGGAGAATCATCAAAGATATTGGGTGAGACAGCAAAGATAGCAGCAGTGTTTGGACAGAAAGGAAAGCCCATATCAGTATTCAAGGGTGGTAAGATAGCAAAAATGGCAGCAGGGTTCCTGAAGAAAGTGGGCGGTGGTGCCATGAACCTAGCTAAGGGAGCATTAAAGATGACACCTATGGGCATGGCAGCTGGTGCAGTTGGATCAATGTTCAAAGGTAGACCAGCTAAGGCAGAAACATTTAAGAAGAGAACAAGTATTAATAAGATATCAACTGTCAATGGGGTAACCACTTCATCATCATGGGATTCAGATACCGCAACATCATTAGGAAACTACCCAATCACTGATAGGTATGGATCAACAGAAGGAAGACAGAGACCTCATGGTGGTGTAGATATAGGAACTCCCGTAGGTACACCCGTAGGATTTACTCAACCTGGTGAGATACTAGCAGCTGGTAAGTTTGGTGGATATGGAAACATGATGGATGTCTGGTTACCAGAGTCCAAGATACAGATGCGTATAGCACACTTGAGTAAGTTCGTTAAGAAAACTGGTGAGTTCATGGCAGGAGAGAAACTTGCTGAGACTGGTGGAGATCCACAAGATCCTGGTGCAGGTAGTTCTACAGGACCTCACCTTCACTTTGAAGCAGACAACAAGAAAGACTCAACTAGATATGGCGGGGCAGGAGACCCAATGCCTTACGCACCACTGATCAACTTGAGTGCTGTCGAACCACCCAAAGGTAAGGAGACTGGTACAGGTGGAGTTAGCTATGGTTATCCATTGACTAACACAGTCAAGTGGCCGAGCAGTGGTGGGTCAATGGGTGGTCCTGGTTTATTTGGTGCTATAGGTGGACTTATGAGCAATCTGCTCAGTGGTGGTAAGAAACAAGAACCTAAGATGGTTCCTTATCCAGTGCCTGTTCCAAAACCAATACCGATACCTGTGACTAAAGTCGTGACAGTCGAAGCAAAGACAATGGATGCTTATGGTGTCGATACATTCTCAGGGAGATACGTTAAGTTATGAAGGACATAGATAAGTTTCCCAGTATAGAAAATGTACATGAGGTTCTTAGTGACCTTACAGGTCTCTTTGATGATCGTAATAAACTCTTGGACACTATGTTCAGAGAGGACAAGTACAAGGACTTCTTGCTTGCCGAGAACATGCAGCAACTTGCTGAGGCAGACAAGAGAGATGACTCAGCTAACGGTAGGATAAAGAAAGATTTAGCAAATGGTTACGAGGTCTTGAAAGCAAAGACCACGATGAAGAAGTTTGCTAACTTCATATCGCCAGGTTCTCTTCCTCCTATGGATCTGACTGAAGCAGATGACTTCAGTGAGGATGATGATTACGAAGAAGAAGAAGCACCCGTAGAGAAAGAAGCACCAGAGAAAGGTGAGAAGGGAGATAAAGGTGATGATGGTGAAGATGGTGCAGACGCAGAGGTTGTAAAACCAGATAAACCAAAACCAAAGAGTAGAGTATTCAGTTGGCAGAGACAGCAGACTCCTAAACTTAAACTAGCAGAGGGTGGTGCTGTAGCTCCATCACCTATGATGAACTCTTTGACACCCCAAGCGGGTCAGAGACCTGAAGGAAAATCAGGTGTCAAATCACTAGAGAGTTTAGGACTGGTAGGTAAGAAGAACGTTGCCAGTGAGCTGACTGAGGATTTAGGACTAGAAGAGTATAAGAAAGCACTAGCAGATGCTATGGCACTACCACTCAAGGCAGTGGCAGCAGGATTAGCTGGATTGATGGACAACATGGATGTGCCAGGTGGTGAGGGAGCAGCAATCGAAGGACAGGTAGCTAAGGTAGGAAAGACATTTGGTGTAAAAACTAAGAAGAAACAAAAGAAAGATAAACAAGGTGGAGGTTTTGGTATAGGTTCCATGCTGAAAATGCTTTTACCTTTTGGTATGGGAGCATCGAAACCCAAAGGCAAATCCAAATTCTCAAAACAGAACTACGATCAAGGACGGTTGTCTTTAAAAGATTTTGAGAAGATGGGTAAAGGTGATCCTAATTGGGATCCTAAACATGAGTATCAGGTCTACATGGATGAGATAGGTACTAACCAGAAAAGATTTGAGGAGGGTGATCCAACTCTTACTGCATTTGGAGGACCTTCACTAGCACCTGACACATTATCAACTCAGGGTGATACGAAGATTGATGCTATGAGAAATAGCATCACCAATATCGCACAGGGTGCAAAGAATATGTTTATGAAATCTAAGGCAGTTACACAAGTTAGAGCTGCTACAGGATTAGTAAGTAGACTTCTAGGTAAAGTACAACCCGCAACAGAAGGCAGTCAATATAATAATCAAGATATAAACAGTCTGACTAATCAGGTAAACATGGACAATGAGATGCATATGAGTCAGCTCACTAACATGCAGATCAAGTCAGCTAGTGAACAGTCAGATATGGGTATGGAAGCAATCATGCAGACTATCGCCAAGATGGGTGGTACACCCATGGGTATTGGTGAGTCAGATCCACTACCTCCTGCACCACTAAAACCTAGTAAGCATCTACTACATAGCATTAGTATTGTAGATGGAGGACAGACACCTAACGACATAGTATGAAGAAAGAAGCAAATTTCGAGTTACTAGACCTAAAGATAGGTATATCAATGTATGATCCAGAGACGGATCAGACTGGTATGATGGTGCAACCTTTTACAAGTAATAATCTATTAGAGCTACACTATATCGAGGACATTACTAAGTCAAATGTATTGTTGATCATAAAACTAAATGACTCATCGTCATCAGTTTTATCAAACATACAAGGTATGGAACCTATCGACATCACTTGGTCTGATACCTATGACAATACTATTTCATATAGTATGGTCATATATGATGTTAAAGATAGGATGGTTATAGATGGTAAGAAGTCACAGGCAACTCTCTATTGCGTTTCGGTTGATGCAGTAAGAAATTCTGCTAAAAAAATTTCCCGTAGATTTGGCAAGGGAGGAGGTAAGTTCACTCATGAGTTAGTGACAGAGTTGATGAAAGATGAGATAAAGACAGACAAAACAGTTGATGTTGATGAGAGTGCTACTAAACTATCTTTCGTCAGTCCATACTGGGATCCATATACTATTATCTCATGGTTAGCATGGAGATCTGTACTACAGAGTGGCAGTGGTAAGAAGAGTGCAGGATACCTATTCTATGAGGACAGATTAGGATATCATTTCAGAGCGATGGATTCTTTAGTAGAAGAGCCAACAGCTAAAGATATAAAAGTAAATTTTACAGCAGATGAATTAGATGAAGAGGTTATTGCTATAGATGGATTCACTTTAACAGGTGCGTCGGACATATTCCGTGGTCTCAACCTCGGTAGTTATGCTAGTACTACATTTACATTGGACATGAAGGACTTTAAGTATACTGAGACACCATTCTTTATTAATGACTTCTATGACTCAATGAAGAAACTAAACCCTACATCAGAGTTACCAGAGTTCTACAGAAGATTTGGTGGAGAAGAACTTGGTGGAGCACCAACTAGAATTATGTCTAAGATAATAGACTCAGCCATGTACACAGAGGGTAAGTACACACAAGACCTAACAACACAGCTCAGTCAGTCCATGATCCGAAACCAGTTGTTCTTCAATCAGTCAGCTACCTTCCAGTATGAAGGTAAGATGGACTTATATATTGGAGATGTAGTTATGGTCACTAAATATAATGCTAAGACTGGTGACACAGATCCTGATATTAGTGGTCGCTACATAGTAGGTAAAATCTATCGTCAATTTTTGACAGAGAGAGACACCATGTCTACTCAGGTCACACTGTATAGAGATAGTATAGGATGAATTTAGAGAGTGCAGCACATGCCATCGGTAAAGATGGGTTTAACTGGTGGATAGGACAAGTCGAGAACGACGGGTCAGATCCAGAGAACGATGGTGAGGAGTCACTAGATTACGATTATACAGGTAAGGTTAAGGTTAGAATTGTAGGGTATCACAACCCAGACAAAGAAGTACTACCAACCAGAGATTTACCTTGGGCATCTTGTATCATGCCAGCTGTCTATGCCATGAAGAGTGGTATGGGTTCTATTCAACAGTTACAGGTTAGTTCATGGGTAGTTGGATTCTTTATGGATGGATCCTCAGCTCAGATACCTATCATCATGGGTAGTATCAGTGACCAGAACCCAAATGACATATACACTAAACTACCACAAGAGAGTAGTAAAGCATATCAGCAGATACATGCACCAGATTTCATTCCAGATAAGCATGGTACAGGTGGTGGTATCGTAGGTGGTACAGCTGACACAGTATCTACTGATTCAAAGACAGGTAATACAAGTGCTCCTGTACAAATAACCACTGAGGAAGATACAGTCTCAACAGTCAACGAACGTGGTGATGCACAGAAGCAGACTGAGGCAATGAAGAAGGCTGATGAGAGAAAGAAATATACTATACATGTAGGTAATGGTAAGTGTGGTACACCCGCAGATGTGAAGATCAAGGGTGCTACTGCTGAGTTCCTAAAGTTTGCTAGAGGTATAGAGAAGAACGAGATAGGTGAGTTTATTAATAAGACTACAGGTAAGATAGAAGACGTAGCAGGAGAGATAGAAGCAATACAGACCAGAATACAGGGGTTCATGGGTGGTGTACTGGCTAACGTGAAAGGTACAGTATTAAAGGAAGTACAGAAAGAGATTCAGGAGACTATCAATGACATCAAGATTCCTGATCCTGATTTGTTAGATCCAGCTGTGGATCAGCTCAAGAACATAGGAGATCTTGTTGACTGTCTCTTCAAACAACTCTTCAATGAACTGGCAGATGTCATCGGTGGACTGTTGAAAGATCTTATAGGACAAGCACTGGACGCTGCGTTGTGTCTGGCACAGGACATATTCCAAGACTTGTTTGGTGGACTGATGGACAAGTTGATGAAAGGTCTTGACACTGCACTAGGTATCCTTGATGGTGCATTGAGTGCTATCAAGAACAATGCTGCTCTTATCCAACAGATCACAAACAAAGTATTAGATCTAATCGACATGGTTTGTGAAGGAGATCTATCTTGTGCTCTTGGATTATCAACATTCGAGACAGGAGCAGGAGGTAAAGAGAGTGAAGGAGACAAACAAAAGAAACAGATGAGTCAGTACAGTGACGCAGCAAAAGCAGCACTTAAAGATGGTAAGACTCAGCTCGTTGGCACAGCTATACCTAACTCACGTGGATGGGTTCCAGTCACTAAGTTGGTAGGTGGTAAACTGGTCAAGAAAGCATTTAACACTAAGAATGGTGAGTTCGCAGAAGTTGGAGCAGCAGGAACTGGTGTAACGTCTAAGACATTCGAGAAGGGCAAGAGCTTAGTAGAGAAGTTTGACAGTGTATATCCTATACGTGCATCAGATGGTACGATCAACTTTGAAAGTCTAAACTGTAGTCCAAGTAACACACGTAAGAAACCTTGTTTCCCAGAATTAATTTTTGACAATGCACAGTCCACAAGTCTTATCAGAGCATTGCCTATCATTGATGACATAGGTGCCATGGTTGGTGTACTCATGCGTAACAAAGGTTCTAATATCAATACGACTGCTAAAGTTAGAGCAATGTTCTCATGTAATGAACCAGAAGGTACAGGTGCTAAGTTGACCCCTATCATCAAAAATGGTAAAATAGAGAAAGTGAGAGTTGATAAGCCAGGCGTAGGTTATGGATTGGATCCTGACAACACCTATTGCCCAAGAGAACAAAGATTCTTCCTGATAGACAAGGTAGAACTGAACGACTATGCTGAAACAGGTGACGTTCTCTTCTATCAAGAGTCA